ACCGCTCTTAAAAGAAATGTACTTATAATCATTATGATCTACTACAAACTTTAACACAGTACATTAAAAGAGCAACTTTCTTTTCAAAATAGAAATGTGAAGTTTCAATTAAAGGTTTTTAGATACATAAAGTGGGTGTATTTGAGGAAAATACAACAAATTTTTGAAGGTAGAGAATTGTAAGATTGTAGAAATGCGAGTTCAGAATATGAGTAAACAATTCCAACTTGGTTTTAACGATTTTTATTTTTAATCCTACTTAGATTCAATTATTACTGAGTTTTTATTAGACTTGTTTTGAATTTACCTCAGTACATCTTAAGCTTAGAAAATTAAAGATTCTTAGAAGCTCAAGCTTCTAATTCGAGTCCGACCCTCGGAACCAAATCATGAACTATTAATTTCTTAAATTCTATCGACTTTCTTATAGCTATTAAAAAACCCCTAAGCCGTTAGCTTAGGGGTTTTCGTAGAATCATAAGATTCTGAATATGGTCCCGAGGGTCTAAACCAAAGTAATGATTTAAATCAACAGAATGAATTAAAACAGGTTCAAGGCTAGGTTTAACACATATGGCATTTGGAGATGGAAACGGCAACTTGCCTGAATCAGGCTCAAGTTATACAAAATTAATCAATGAGGTATATCGTACCTCCTTAAATGCTCTTAACACTCATGACAATAATAAAAACTGATTAGTATCAGAAGCCATTATTAGCAGTGCAATTGGTGGTTTTAATATTCGTGAGCTAGGCCTTTATGCAGGTGATACACTTGTCGCATATAGTAATTATCCTCCCACTTATAAACCAACAGCCGAAGACGGCACGGCTAGAATCAGTACCTTTAGAATGATTATACAAATTGATAACTCTTCAAACTTTGAACTCATCGTTGACTCCGATGTAGTTTTGACAACACGAAAATATGTTGAGGATATGGCTTCTACAAAAGTTAATCATGTTGAAGACATCAATGCTTTATTAAATGAACCAACATTCCAAGGAAAGATTGTATATATGCAGTCTTATAGAAAGGATCAGAATGTAGGAGGGGATTATTTTAAATACGATGAAACACAAAAAAATATGAATAATGGAATTACCATTTTCAATGGTTGGGTTAGACAGTATAATACTCTAGATATTTTTGATGCTGGAGCCTACTTAGTAGGAAATAATGCATCCGCATTACAATTAGCGAATACATACGCTAATTCTACTGGAACCAAAATTACAATTCCTGACTGGTTTACAATTCAAGCTGATAATATTGATATAAATACAAAAAATTTTATTGGTGGTAGTCTGAAACAATCAACGACTCCATTAACTTCAAATGTATTTTTTAAAAAGAACGAAATCTCTGATACAACAAGATTTACTTTAGAAGATGAGTTTGGCGCACATTCAACTTTAGGTGGCAAAAAATATTATTATTCAGGTTTTGGATCATCAGTTGCGGCTAATGGTAAAGAATATTATGTCGTAAGAACAGGTAATCAGCATTATAGAGAAGCAGCTAACCCGTCACAAATTTACTTATATACTTTATCAAGAGATGCAAATGTAAAAGTTGAAAAACAATTACTTTATACAGCTGCAGTTGGTGATGATGTAAGAGATATTAATATATCTATGAATAATAGAACCAATGGAGTTTTTGCCCTAGTCAAATTTGCAGAATTAACTCCAAGTGGTGGTTACAGACAGAAATTATTGTATGTACACATTGGAAATTCACCTGCTAGTGTAGTGGCTACGCACACTCTAGATGTTGGAGGAATTGCTTACTTTACATGGGGAAATACACTAATAACCCCTAATGGTAAATTATTAGTTGCAACATATTCTGTTGCCGGAAAAATTTATCTGTTCAGTAGTACTAATACGATTACAGATACAGCACTTTTAACATCTTCAACAATTCCAATGTCCCTAGTTTGGACAAATCCAGATACAGATAAATCTTATGAACCGACCATTGGTTATTGGGACGATAAGCTTGTTATGTTCTATCGTAAAGATAATGGTGTAAAAGGAAAATATGCATTTACTTATGATCTTGAAGGAGTGAATGCCTGGAGTCAAACCAAAAATCTGAACCGTGAATTGCATGCGCCAGCAATGCCCACAAGAACAACTGGAAACACTCTTTATGTAGTAGGTAGTTTAGGAAATAAAAGAGATGTTATTGTCACTTTTTCAACCCAAAATTTAGTAGATTTTTATGATACTGCCACTTTAAAAGCAGCGGGTGGATTAGCAATCACAGGTAATGCAACTGCAGGATATCCTTCATTCACTGATACTGAAGATAAAGTTACGATGCTTACATATACAGATATAGTATTACCAAGCAGTCAAAATGCAACAAGAATTGATTTATTAACAGTTCAGAAAAAAACCTTGTCTGCAGATCATAAAAATTCAGCTCAAGCTCAAAGATGGAGTCAACTTTCTTTTCAAGATTTAAATGAGAATCCAGCGACATCTGGTGACTATATTTATTTCCAATTTGGCTTAAAAAAATCAATAACCATCAAAGGTTTGAAGCTAAAAACAATTGGTAGCATTACTGATTTAGTGGTAGCTATTACAGATCAAAATGGAAATATAATTGGATCAACTAATTCAAAATCTTTAACAAATACTGAGCAAACTGTAAACGATTTGCCAATGAATCAGATTACGTTAGAACCTGGTTTTTATACTTTAAAAATTCCACGTTCAGGAACATTCAATGTTATTGCTACTAGTATCGCCAACCCATTCTTAAAGAAGAATATTGTCAAATCCAGAACCTTTGATATTTTAGATTTTTATAGCTCCAGTAATCAAAATATGGGAAACAGCTATATTTCTACTTTTGATTTCATTTTCTAATTTAAATTTTTTATTGTCAAAACCATTTTCACAGACCAAGAAACTTACACTTTTGATTTAGTCATGCAAGCCTGTTTGTTGAATTAAAACCTCAATTAACAGGCTTTTTTATGGCTATAGATCAATACCACCACGGAATCCGTGTCCTTGAACTCAATGATGGGATCCGGCCAATCCGAACCATTGCAACTGCAATTCCAGGCTTCGCTGCAACTGCAGATGATGCAGACCCATTAGTATTTCCAGAAAACCAAGCAGTACTAATTACAAATATACAAGCTGCAGTAGCTAAAGCCGGTAAAAACGGAACTTTAGCAAAAGTACTTCAAAATATGGCCAACCAAACCAACGCAATTTGTGTGGTGGTCCGTGTACCCACTGCAGTTGATGAAGCTGCTCAATCAGCAAATGTTATTGGTACTGTAACCGCTGAAGGTAAATATACAGGCCTTAAAGCTTTACTTGTTGCTAAATCAAAATTAGGTGTTCAGCCACGTATTTTAGGTGCGCCTGGCTTAGATACTGAATCTGTAGCTCAGGAACTGGTTGTCATTGCCAAAAAGTTACGTGCTATGGCCTATGCCTATGCATGGGGCTGTAAAACAAAAGAAGAAGTTGTGGCTTATCGTGAAGCATTTGCTGCACGTGAGCTCATGATCATTTGGCCAAATTTTGTAGCATTCAACACTACAACTGCTCAAACAGAAACCGTACCAGCTGTAGCAGTTGCTATGGGTTTACGTGCAAAGATTGATAATGAAATCGGCTGGCATAAAACACTTTCAAACGTTGCAGTATCAGGTGTTACTGGTATCGACGCCGATGTGACTTGGGATCTCCAAGATCCAGCAACTGATGCCGGTTATCTAAATAGCAATGAAGTGACAACCCTCATTCAACATGAAGGCTTCCGTTTCTGGGGATCTCGTACTTGTTCAGACAATCCTTTATTTGCTTTTGAAAATTATACACGTACTGCTCAAGTGTTGGCTGACACCATGGCTGAAGCACATATGTGGGCAAATGATTTACCACTTCATGGTTCATTGCTTCAAGCTATCAAAAGTCACCTACTGAAATGGGTTACTTCATTTCTGGCATATTCACAAGCGATACTGACCGAGGCTTAAACCGTGAAGAATGGATTTCAACTTTTGAGAGTTTAAAGGGGTAAATATATGGATGTAGAGGTCTTATTAGAAAAAGTGCTTCGTAAAATTTTAAAGCAGATCGATGCTAAACCTATTATCCCAATTGAATGCCAATTGTGGGATGAACAAGATATTGCAAGTTATTTTAAATACTCTCTGGACTACACAAAGCGCCATATTATTAGCAATGAAAACTTTCCACCAAGTCGTGAATTGCCTACGTCAGTTACAGGCGATCGCACAGTTCCAAGATGGAAAGCCACAGATGTTATCAACATTGGAATGGCGTTTGATAAAAGTAGTTATTAATTATTGTTAAATTTATCTGAATTAAAGGAAGAGCATAATATTCTTCCTTTAAAAATAAGTTTTATATATCATCACTGCAATTTATTTTTTTTTAAGATAATCATGCTTGAAAGATATCTAAAATTTTTAAGAAAATTAAGCAAAATTGGCACCCTAAATCTTTTGATTCTTTTTTCACTTACTTTTGGAATTTATTTTACAATTTTGAAGAGAGTGATTGGATTAGATTTTGATCCATCATTTTCTGAAGATTTAAACTTCGCATTAATAGTTTTTGGTTTAGCATTCATTGCAATTTCTGCTATAAGATATTTAGACAGTGCAACTCACAAAAAAGATGAAGATGAAAAAATTAAAAATAGTGATCTAGAAGACATACTTTCCTCAAAAATAAAATATATTGTCGAAGACTTAAAAAGAGATGCCACGATTAGTCTTAATAAAATTGAAAAAGAGGAATTGTTAAAGGATTTAAGACAACAATTAGAAAGCAAAGTATCTGAAGATTATCACCAAGATGTAGCAAAAAAAATAAAGAATGAATGGCTAGAAAGCGAAATAGATCTATCAATTAAACAAACAACTAATAGGTTAAGTTCTGAAATAAAAACACTTGTACTGAGAAGTAATCTAAACTTAGTAATTGGTATGATTTTATGTTTTTTAGGAATTTTAGCGCTATACGTTTTTCTACAAAAAAATGCAGAAATTTATATATTAGCCTTTAAAAATCATAATATAAATGAAGTTGTACTAACATTACTTCCAAATGCTTTTTTTGTGTTATTGATAGAAATTTTTTCATATTTTTTCTTAAACCTCTATAAGAAAAGTATAGAAGAAATTAAATTTTACCAAAATGAACTAACTAATTTAGAAAGTAAATTTTTAGCTTTAAAAACAGCTAAGATAACGAACAATCATAGATTACTAAATATTATTTTAGAAGAAATTGTTAAAACAGAAAGAAATTTTATCCTGGAACAAGGTCAATCCACTATAGAAATAGAAAAAGAGAAAATTTCTTCTAACAATTCAAACAATGTCATAAAAGCTGCCACAGAGCTATTAAATTTTAAGAAATAAATCAATTAAGTAAGGAACTCAAACCAGCTGTTGTATTGAGTTCCTCTAAAATCTCATCATTGGTTGGGTTGTAATAGGTCAGAGCTTGTTTAGGATCCTTCCACCCAAATATCTTACACAAAGTCAGCGCATTTTTAATGCGTTTGGCCATGAGTGAAGCAGCCTCATGTCGTGAGTCATGAAAAGTTAAATCTGCATTTTCCAATCCTGCTTGCTTACGAGCTTTTCTAAATAGAGCATCCCGTGAAGAGTCAGACACTGTAAATACTTTTGGACTTCCCTTCCGATTAATTTTCAAAGCTAACGTCCACAACTGCAGTGCAAAATCATCTAAAGGTACTTTTCTGGCCATGCCATTTTTAGTTTTATCTAGCTGAACATAACGTTTAGACAGAAAAACATGCTCAGGCAAACGGTTTACAATCTCTCCAGATCGCATGCCTGTGGCCATAGCAATTAGCCAAATCAAGCCTACCTCTTGCATTTTTGTTAATGGCACAGTTCCAGGCTTATATTTTAAAGCCGTTAAAATAGCCTGTAGCTCTTCAACTTCTGTCCGGCGTTCACGGTGAGCAGGTTTTTTAGGCTTTCTTATATTCTCTACAGGGTTTATTTCTATCCACCCTTTATCTTTCCGACACCAGTTAAAGAACGCAGACAATGTCGAATAGTCTCGCAATATGGTAGATGCTTTCAAAGGTTTGATCGTGCGTTGAGTGACGGCACTCTCCCATTGCTTTAAAAACTCACCTTTATAAGCAGTTAATGGCCATTCAGTGTTAGGTAAATTATCCTGGTAATAGCGAATCCTTTGCATTTCTTTTTTTCCAGTAGCTTTAAATCTGGAAACTTCTTCAGAGTAACGCCCCAGTGCTTCACGCATCGTAATAACTATTTTGTTTTTAATAGCCTTTTGCGTTGCATCATTTAAAATTAAATCTCTTTCTTTTTCTTTCGCCCAGCGTTTAGCTGCAGCTTCAGTCTCACAAATTTTTGTGGGCCTTGTATTTTTATCAAAGCCAATCTCAACACGCCATTTACCGTTCTTGGTCTGATAAATAGATCTGTACATTTTACTCCTGAATTTGTGTGGGAAACGTGTGGGGTCTTATACCGAATTATCCCGAAAAATACCGTTAAAAAACATAAACGCCAGAAACGACAAAGCCCCAAGCCTTTGATATATAAGGCTTGGGGCTTTGGAGAATCTAATAGATTCTGAATATGGTCCCGAGGGTCGGACTCGAACCGACACGTCATCTCTGACAGCGGATTTTGAGTCCGCCGCGTCTACCAATTTCACCACCTCGGGAGAGGAAGTATGTTTGTGTTGCGTATAT